CTTTTTATCTAAATCTAATTTTTTTAATTGATCTTCTTTGTAAGTTTTATCATCTGTATTTCTATTCTTAATATCATTATAATGTTTTTCTTCTAGTTCATGTTTAGATTTAATTAAGTCAGCGTTATGTTTTACTTCTATAAGTTTTTTATTAAGTGTTGATTGTTGATCTCTTAACATCCAATCCATATGTGAGAATACTTTAATGTCAAGTATTTCTTCTACTGCTTCTTTTCTATAACGAGATTTCATTTTCATAAAAGGCTCGTAAGATGAAGAACCTAACAATACAACTTGAATAAATGATCTATAACTTAGTCTCATTATATTTCTTTCTAAAACTTTTTGATAGTCAACACTAGAAGCATCCTGATTAATTAGTTCATCATTTTCATATATCTCAAATATATTAGGTTTAATGCCTCGTTTAACTTTATATTGTTTAGTGCCTATTGAAAAATCTATTTCTACTAATGCTTCACCGTTATTAACAGTGTTTATCATTTGATCTTTTTTAATAATTCTAAATGGTCTATTAAATAAAACAAAGGTCATAGCGTCAAGTAAAGTTGATTTACCTGAACCATTTGTACCTATGACTAATGTTGTATTTGACTTGTTTAAATCTACTTCAATAAATTGATTACCAGTAGATAAAAAGTTTTTCCATTTTATTTTTTTAAATATAATCATATAGTATTCACATCAAAACTTATACTTATTCTTTCTTTTGTATTTCTATTTGGCTCAACATAATGATCTACAAAACTCGGCCACAATGCTAATAAACCTTCTTTAACATATGTCTTTCTACATTCACCGTGGTCAAATCTATCGTTAAAAAATCCGTTTGACATAGCACCTGGTCTTGGATCTCTATGTACTATATTTCCACAATTCTCTGGCGTTTGTACATAGTAAGTACCTGATATTTGATAAGTTCCGTGTTGATGAGGCACATTAAAACTATGAGTAGGATTAATGTTTGCCCACATTTGAGGTATCTTAATTTTTTCTATGCCTAAGTTTAATCCTAAACATAATTTATATATTGTATCTGATAATGGTTTTATTACTTCACTATTAGGATCAAGTAAATTACTTTGCCAACCATTTTGATCGTTTGATAATACTCTGCCATCAGGATCATCTTTTTGATTATTGTAAATGTATTTTGCTAACTTATCATTATCTAAATTAGTATCAGTTGTTAGATATAAAGGTGTTGACCATAATAAGTGTGCTTCAAATTTCATAATTAACCTGAGTAATGATCGTTTGCCTCAACATATGTTTCTTTAATAAACTCTTTTAATTTTTGTTTATTTAAATCAGTTTGTATTTGATCTACATAATTATTTAAAAATGTAATAGTATCTTCTCCTTGATCTAATATATCTTCTCTTACACTAGAAGCCATATCACTTTGTACATCTTCAATTACATTTACCTCATGTACATTTATTTTGTTTTGTAATCTATCTATTAGTGAGTTAAACATATCTTCATTTGTTCTATTAGCAACAAAGACTTTTACTATTTTGTTTTCAAACTCTGATAAATCTTTTGTTAAATAATCTTCTTTTGTATCGTTATAAACAATTTTTTTAAACATTCTAAGAGGATTAGGTACTCTTGTTAGTTCTCTAGTTTCTGTATCAAAAATATGAAAACCTTTTGGATCTTTATAATCTGACCAAGTCATTTCATATTGAGAGCCAAGATAATAGATACGTCCATCATCTGATTTTTTATGAAAATGACCAGACATAACTTTTTCAAAACGTTTAAATTGTGTAGGTTCTAAACCATGTTCATTAAAAAGACCCTTTTGCATTTCAAAACCTTTTACTTCTAAATGACCAAAACAAATATCTGCTGTTGAATTATCTATCGCATAAATCGAGTCTTCATAATTATCATCACATATCCATGGCAAGAATAACATACGACAACCACCTATTTCTACTTCTTTAGGACCTGTGTAGATAAATGGTTCATTTACACCATCAAATGTTGTACATAATTCTTCTACTGAATTTACTTTGTTTGTATTTTTAAAATAAGTATCGTGGTTACCGATTATGATATGTGTATCAATCTTCATATCCCATAATCTTTTCCAAAACTTTTCTCTAAAAACACTAGAAGTTTGAAAGTTAATAAACTTTCTTCTATCAGTTACATCACCTAAATGTATTAAGTTTGTAATATTGTTTTCTATTAAGTATGGAAAAAATACTTCATCATAAAATTTAATTTGATAATCTCTAAATGCTGGACTATCATTTCTCACACCAAAGTGTGTATCATTTAATAGGGCTATTTTCATAATTATATAAAGAATTTAGACGACTTGACAGTTTTTTTCTTTCTTGGTTTCTTTTCTTTTTTAGGCTGCTCTTCCATTCTCAAATTCTTTTGTAAAAACTCTTTAAACTGATTAGTATATTCACCTTGTTGATCTTGTGGTTGTAAGGCAAAATCATCTAAGTTATTATCCATAATAAGTTTATGTTTAATAGTAACTTGTTTCTTTTCTTTTTGTATTCTTCTTACAAAAGCATAGAATATAATTTGTGTAAAATAAGCAAATGGATTCTTAGATTTTACAGGATCAAAATTATCTAGGTATTGTAAACAGTTTTCTATACCATCAGAAATCATGTCGTCTCTAAAAGTATAATTTATAAAATTCGGTCTATATGATAAGTGATTCGCTATTTTTAGAAAACAACTGCCTAAGTAATTATCAACTGGTGGTTTCTCTTTCTTCTCCCTCTTTGCCTTTCTACAAAGTTTTTTGTAGGCTTTCATCGCTTCTAAAAACTGTTTATTATCAACATAATGTTCTTTTTTTGTTTTTGTGCTCATAGTATTAATATAACACCTTTCACTGAAATTGTCAATGTTTTGGCATGTTAAACCAACATTGACTTTTTTAAATTTTTATGTATAATTAGGCGTGTAGCCGTTTATAAAGTATTGCTTGGAGCTAATGGATCGTTTTAGGCTCATCTTTAAATTCATCAAATAAATCATTAATATCCTCATTTTCCTCATCACTAAATTGTTCTCTTTGATATTTTCTATTATCTCGTTGTGGTATTTTTACACTGTCATAAGTGGTTGCCACCGTAGTGTAACTCTTCTTCATTTCTTCACTAGCATTTACAATGGTCATAATTTTATCTTTAGGAATGGTAACTATTGTATCGGGAGTATAGGCTGCCCATTTGATAAGTGCTACATAGTCTTTAAATCCACCAGGTGTTAACTGAGGAACATATTTGACTTGTAATGGTTTTGATAATCTTAATAAAGGAGACTTATCAGGCAACTGATCGCTAGGCAATACACATACTATATCATCGCCATTAATCAGTTTGATTATTTTTATACCGAGTAAATTTTCAGACTTTTGAGGCATTTTTTAACTCTATGTTATGTATCTCATAATTAAATTCTTCTCCACTGTATATATTTATCCTTTCTCTAAAATGAGCAAGTGTATAGTTTTCCTTGCCATTATAGGATAAATCGTCTGATATGTCGTACAATGTAGCGTTTAGATTGTTGTCTTTTAGTCTTAAACCTCTACCAATACTTTGTAAAATCCTTATAGGACTTTTACTAGGGCTACTAAAAACAATATTGTGTAGATTACGGATATTGATACCAGTGCTAAAGGTGCCGTAAGAAGCGATAATAATTGCGTTATCCGACTTCTCTGTAATGGCTCTAACTTGTTCTCGTTCATTTGCTTCTACTCCTCCATAGATGAAAAATACTTTACGGTCTCCTGCTTTCTCTTCGATTAACTTCTTTAGGATTTCGCCGTGTTTTTCAACATATTGAAATAGACAAAGTGAGTTGCCTCTTAATGATAAGCACAAATTCCGTATGTATTTATTCCTGGCAGTATTTGAAACGAGATAATCCATTTCTTCTTGGTATGTTTTGTCTTTGATAAAGTCTCTAGCAATTTTATCATGTTGTAATATCAGACACATAATTTTTAAGTCGGCAAGTTGTTTCTTTTCTTGTAGTTCACTTGTAGATACAACTTTATTTACAGTGCCAAATAAACCCTCTAATACTAGTTTATGTGTCTTTGTGCCATCTAAAGTACCTGTCAAACCTACTCTGTATTTACACGTCTCTAATTTAGTCATTATTTTAGATAGACTAACTGCCTTAAATAAGTGTGCTTCGTCACCTACGATCATGCCAAACTGTTTAAACCATACTTTTGGCAACTTGTAGATAGACTGCCATGTAGATATTATTACTCTTTTATTTGTGTCTTTTTCGTGTCCTTGATATATTTTATGTACGTTTCTTTCACTATTATAACCATAATCTTTAAAGTCTTTGAACAATTGTTCTACTAAAGATGTTGTGGGTACTATAATTAAAATCTTATCTTGTTTAGTATCTTTTAGTCTTAATTAAATATTAACATAAGATATATGATAAGTGATTTACCTGAAGCAGTAGGCGAGACTAGTAAACAACGATTTTTTTCAATTGAGTGTTTAAATGCTTCTCTTTGATAATCTCTAACTTCATGTGGCAGTTTAAGTGCTTTGATTAGATTATCTAATTTAGTATCATCTATTTTTGTATCTTGTATCTTAGTGCCATCAACTACTTGTACGTCATTTTCTTTACACCAGTTTAACACATAAGGATATAAACCTGTGTATATTTGTCCTGTCGCATATGAAAACAATCTGATTTTACCATCCCATACTCTGTTTCTAAACTGTGGCATAAATTTAAAACCAGGTACTTCAAACGTAAAGTATTCGCCTAACTCTCTTCTAATATCAGCGTCTGCTTCTATTTTAAGATAGACTTCGTTTTTCTTATCTATGATTAAATATCTAGTTGTCGTCATTTAATAGAACATTGTAATCTTTAAAATAACCAGGCATACCTAATCCAGGTCTACCATCAAAGTGTGATATACCTTCTGGTTTTAATCTTTTATAGTGTAAAAATAATTGAGCATGATTTACACCTTTAAACTTCTCTCTCCAATGTTCTAAATCACAACCTTTGTAAATTAACATATCACCTGGGCTCATTTTAACAGGAACCTCTTTGCCCGATTTCATTTTTACCCAAATCGGCCAGCTATAATCTGGATAAACATTTTTATCTACGTTAGACACATCATATCCTAAACATATCGTTGTTGAAAACTCACATGATGGTCTATCTTTATGTCTTGCTAATTCTTGTTTTTCAAAGTATAATCTATAATAACTATAAGTAGGTTGTAATTTAGTTGATGTAATTTCTGATATTTTTTTATGACTTAGATCACATAAACTATCCATAATAGGATCGCCATACATTGAAAAGGCACCTGTAACTTGATCGTCATTAAAAGTACCAAACATTTTATTATCAGTTATTATATCTAATTTTTGATCTTTTCTTTCCATAATTAAGGCTTGTCTTTGTGCCATAATTTTTACATGATGATATAATAACATCACTGTTTCAGGTTGTAAAAAATTATTTACTACAACAAAACTTTCTTTTTCAAAATGTTCGTTTATGTTCATCGCCATGGTCTCCCTAAGAACCAAGCTACTAAAGAGTATCTAGTTCCTTTTGTAATTTTTTGTACTGAGTGTTTTTGAAATGATGGAAATACAATCATTGAGCCTGCTTTTCTTATTTCATTTACTTTGTGAAACTGATCTGTTCTTTGTTGTCCCATATCAAACATTAAATCACCACCCTCATATTCTGTGCCTTCATTTAAATTTATAGTACAACTAATTTTTCTAACTTTGCCTACATAGTTTTCTGAAAAAACATATGAATATTTTTCTTTATCACTAAATTTAGTCACACCTGGTACATTTAATTTATACTTCATATTATGGCATGAACCACCGTCTGTATGCCAACCATAAAATTGTCCTTCTTTATAAACTGTAAATTGAGGTGCCTCGCAAAAATCAATATCCCAATGCCAACCTGTATCAGCATTTGCCCTTTTAATCAACGGCCA